TCTGACTTTCTGCCGACATATTCATTAAATGATACCGTGGTGTATTCTGGCTCTCTGTCCTTGATGAATATTCTTGCCCAACCGCCCACTATCTCCTCGTTAGGGAGTGAGAATGTTCCTTCTCTGTTGATTACCTCGCCATTTTTAGTCAGTACGATGATTCCTGCCTGCTTCCCTTTGTAGTTAGGGTTTTTGTTGGCTCTCTTGGTAAAAGTATCTTTTCCTGTGACAATGGTAGCAGGGCTGTTGCCATATTTGATGAGGTATGCTTCACGCAAGAACGGATTAAGGTGTTGATATTTACAGAGAGTTAGAAACATCATGACTTCTTGGTCAGTCACCTTCTCGGGATTTCCACTGACCAAGTATTTTTTTACCATTTTTGATGAAAGCTTAATCTTTTCGCCATTGGCGAGATATTCAAATATTCCTGTATCCTGTTCCTGTGGCTGTGCCTGTAAAGTGTTTGATAATGCCATTTTAATAATGCTCCTTTCAAGCCTTGCTGAATGTTATATCATTGTCTGTGAAAAACTGTTTGAGTTTCAATGCGTTCTCAACTGTCAGATATGCCTTGAAGGTTATCCACTGCCCTTCCTGCTTTGGTGGTTCTGCAATGACCTCGGGCTTTTCGTATGGTATCTCTTCGGATGTTGTGTCAATGGTCGGCTTTTCGGCTTCTTCCTCAGCCCTTCTTGCTTCTTCCTCAGCCTTTTTCCTTGCCGCTTCTTCCTTTGCTTTCTGTATTGCCTGCAGTCTTTGTCCTTCCGCTATGGACGCGCCAAGGTCTAAAGTCCTCTGGTATGTCTCAATGGCTTCAAAGCTGTACTCGTTAAGATTATTAAGTGTTTCAAGGTCGCTCTTGATGGTTTCAATCCTGCCTGTTATTTCAGCCTCAATATCCTTCATCTTGAACGTGGCGTTCATCCATCTTGCATTCCATATCTGTTCAAGCTTCAAAAATGAGGGCTTATCAATGCTACTCCAGAATAACTGTATCTCGTTTTTCTTTTCCTCTGCCTTTTTCGCATCAAATTCTTTAATCTGGCTGTCAATGATGCCAATCGGAGCATCAATGATTTTGATGATTTCATTAACGCGGCTTTTAAACTCATTGAACGGCTTCATGTATTCCTTTTCCTGCTTGATACGTTCATCGTTCAGAACCTTTTTGAGCTTGTTAAGAGCCGCCTTGTCCGCCTTGGCTTCCTTGATTTTGTCCTCAGTATAAACCATGACTTCATAATCATGCGCCTTTGCGGATATTTCGTTTTTCAGTTCCTCATAATTGAAATCAATAATCTCGGGTATTTCTACCTGTGCTATCTTTAATTCCATTAGCCTCTTTCCTTTCAAATCTTTGGCAGAATCAACGATGGTTTAATATCATTCTTGATACAGTCCATGAAGTGTTGTTCTGCGTCCATCAGTATTTCTATGTCTTTTTCACAGTCTGCGCGTTCAATCCTATAGTGCTTAATCTGGCAATAGGTTGATTCTTCAAAATCATATTTGAGTCGGGCTTTCAATGCCGCGAACTCAAAGCCTGTGACCATCAGATAATGGAGAATCTGGCAGTAATAAGCATCGGGAATCCTTTTGTCCCATTTTCTAACATCAGCATAGCTGTGTATCAATGAAGTCTTGATTTCAAGTATTCCTGCGCGTCCTTCCTCATCTTTCAGCCACCCATCAAGGCTTGCGTGTGCCCAAGGATAATCGTCATTGAGGAACATGTTATTTTCCATGTAGCGCACCTCAAACTGTGGGAAATCAAGCTTGAAAAGCTCCCTCAGATGCGATTCTGCTTCTGTTCCGAAGCGCACAGCGGCTTTATCGCTTATGTCCTCGGGTTCTCTTCTTCCTGTCTTTTCTTCCCAAAGCTCCACATTGTTTTTCCAAGGACTCAGACCAAGGATTGATGCCGCATCACTTCCGCCTATAAGGTTTTTTCTGGCATCAAGCCAGTTCTGGCGGCTGTCAAAAGTTTTCATTGCTAACAAGGTTTTCACCCCCTTTCATATTTACACTATTACATTATATTACATCATGTTACATTTTTCAAGATTGACCTTTTATACTGGCTCTGATTAGCTCTTTGATGTATCCCTGCGTATTTCCTGCCCCCCTCAGTGCCTCAATTATATCGGCATCGGTATTGATATTTAATTTTAAGTGTATCTGTACCGTATTTGCGCGGTCGTACTTCTCTTGCGCCCTTTTCTGTGCCTGTGTTGTCATATTCCTTCTCCTTATCAATAAAAATCCCAGTCTGCGATGCCGCCCCAGTTCTTACCGTATTCATCACGGAGTAGTCTTTCGGCATCCTCAATGCTGTCCGCTTCAATGGTCTGTCCGTTCTGTGTGCCATCCTGCAGGTAAAATGATACCCACATTTCCTTCGGCTTATAGTCACTGATTGCCTCCCCATCACAGAAGGGGCAATAATACATAGTTTCAAATGAGGGAATTCCCCAATATTCACCGCGGTACTCCTGCACCTCTTTCAGTTCGGCAGCTTCAAACACCCTGCCGCAATCCTCGCACTTTACCATATTTCCTTTCCTCCTTTCCATCAAAAAGGGGCTTGACTCAGCCCCTTCCATGCCACTGTTCAACCTCTTCAACTAGCTTTTCGAATGAGGTACGCGACCAATTATCGTTGAAGTCCTTGTATGAGGTTTCAAGACCAAATGGCGTGTTCCTCTGCCTGTACCATCCGAGTCCGTCAATGTAGTATATGTTGCCGCTTGTCGTGATTGCCTGCGGATAAGCCTTTCTTAATTCTTTCAGTGTATTCATATCCACGCCCCCTCATCTGTATTCTTCATACTGTGCCTGTATCGCATTAATCTCGGTCATGAGTCTGTCAAACTCTTCAAAGTTGCCGCATCCGATCGCTTCCATGGCTTTGTTTTCAAGCTCTGTTGCCTTGCTCATCAGCCTGTGATTTCTTTCCTGTATCTCTGCGAATCTCCCCATCGTTTTTTCCTTTCCTGCCGTATAGCCGATACATCAGCTTTCATATCAATCTATGACTTCGTTCCAGTTAACTGAGAAGTGATACTTTTCGGCGTTAAATCCAAACATCTGAGCCGCTAAAAGATGGTCTTTTTTGGTGCGGCTTCTGGGTACATCCTTGTAAAGTACGCCGCCATGCTTTTTCTTAAACTCCTGCGCCTCTTCCAGTGTCTTGAAGGGCTTCGCCTTGTACTTAATATCCATGTCCTTCGCCTCCTTATTTTGCAACCTTTCTCAACTGTACTCCGTTCGGTAAAGTCACTATGTTGTCTTTTCCGTATTTGCTGTATAAAGCATCGTATAAATCATTTGACTGCTTTGTTGTGAGGTCTACGAAGTAAAATCCTGCGCACCATATCGGGTTTTTTTCGTCTGCTCCAATAACCTTCTGCTTAAAGTTCTTGTAAAGTGATTGTTTCATATCAATTCTCCTTTCGTGTGGAAATATTTGTTTCTGATATAAGTATACACCTATATTGTAAAAATTTAAAGTTCTTTTTTGCATACAAAAAAAGACCGCCGTTCTGGGTGCGGCAGTCTTTTTCTGAACCAAACATGTATTGATATACCTGTGTTTATAAGGTACTTAAATATTATATGGGATTTGAGAGTAAAAAGCAACCACCAAGCCAGAAGATGATTGCTTTTTAAGGAGTATATTTCATGCAGTAGTATATGCATGGGGAATTAATTTAATTATACCATCCAAAAGAAAAAGAGCAACCACAATTTCATGCAGTCGCTCTCTATCCTTTGGGGTTATAAACTGGTAAAATGCTCCACCGCCATTATAATGCATTAATCAAAGGCTGTAAAGCTTTCTCATGACTCCATCATACAGCTTTGGATTAAGAACTGAAAGCGTTGCCATAAGCTCATCAATGACTGGATATGCCCTTTCCATTCCTACATCCCCAACTATCTGCGAAAATTCACTGTCCGTCAGATAATCCATGCTGTCGGTACTTGGTACTGATGCCATCGAGTATTGCGGAATATCTGGTTCGGCTCTTTTTCCAAAGAGATTATCAAGAATAGTGTAGTATGCCGCCAGTTTGATGCAGGTGTTGGCGTTAGGTTTTCTTTCTCCCTCACATTCTGCTATAGCTTCCCTTAAATCCTTTTCTGTAATCATACTATCACATGCTTTCCATCTTCTGAATGAAGCGGTCAAACTCTAAGCGTGTGCGCTCGTCTGGAGCATCCTCTTTCAGTTCTTTAAGCTCCTGTATTATCATTGAGGTGTCGCCGCTGTATCTTGATGAATAACGCCCTCTTGAATCCCTTCGCGCGTTTGCCCCCCTGCCTCTTGCATAGGACATGCCGCCGCGTCTTGAATATCTGCCCATTGGCTCATCATGAATCATCATGCCGCCGCTGTATTCATCTTCCTCATACTTCTCTATGATTTTATCAAGGTTCTTGATTGTATGCGCCAGTTTGTCAACTACGTCTAACGTGCCAACATCCATCTTATCCTTTGCGCCGTACTCTTCAAGCTCCTTGCAGAGCTTATCTTTTAACTCATAAATTTCGTGCATCTTCTTTCCTCCTTCCTCAAGCTATTCTATCAATAACAAGGTTTGCGTTCTGCACAGCAATCTGAGGTGCAGGTGTTACGGTTGAATCAGATGATGCAGGAACAGCATCAACTGATACGCTGAAACAACAACCTCTAGGAACTCTGATTATCGCTGTGCTAGTCACGTTTCCAAAATTGTCGCCAACTGCGGCAGGAACAAATATCGCCCTGCTTGTAGGTCTTGGTTCACCATTAACAGTTATAGATACTGCAATTCCACCATCGGGAATAGTACCACCTGTAGGAACTGCGATATTTCCGTTAAACGTGACTTGATACGTCGCAAAGCACTGATTTGTGATTCCGCGTAGAATAAAAATCCCTGTTTCGTCCTCGTGATAGATGTATCCTTTTCGACATGGGATAGAAGCTGTAAATATAATTGGTGCGTTGTTGTTTACGACTTGCAACGCATTAGCTAAATATTCAGCCGCCATAATCACACCCCCTTATACACTACCGCATCCGCAGCCACATCCCGCGCTCTGCGGACATGTAAATATCGGCTGATTGCCGTATACGGGCTGTGCAGGGATAGGGCAGGAACGAAGTTCCGCCACAAGCTGATTAGCTGTTGTAGCCTGTGCCGCTCTGAGCTGTGCAGTCTGCTCAACCTGTGAAGCCTGTCCCCTTGCGTACATAAGCTCGCTTCTGAGGTTCTGGTTCTCGCGTCTTTCAGCGTCAAGACGGTCTGCGCAGAGGTCATCTTTGATGCTCTGGATGCCGTTGTTGATAGCGTTGAGAATAGACTGAGAATTTGCGTAGTTAGCCATTGTAAGGTCTTTAAGACCATCTGAAAGCGCCGCCCTGTCAGCGCAGTTTTCTGTTGCGACAGTGTACTTTAGGTCTGCGATGTTAGCGCGATTCTCACAGCAACAATTCTGCAAAGACATGCCTATATCATTCATGCCCTGCGTTACCGCAGTCTGAGCGGCAAAAGCCTGTTGCATGTTTGCCATCTGCCTTGCATTGGCGGCTGTCTCAGCATTAGCGAATCCGCCATTAACTGTTGCGTTAACTCCTGCAAAGCCGTTGCACAAGGACTGCTGAACGTCTGCTGTAGCTCCACACAACTGAGTTGAGAGATTTGAGATACCATCTCGAATAGAAGTGACGTTGTTGTTGAGCATCTGGTCACGGAAGCCATCATTAATCTGCTGTGACTGATTCATCCACGGATAAAGCACCGCGCCATCTGCCGCCAGTGCGCCCATGCCATAGCCACCGCCAAAGCCGCCATAACCGCCCCATCCGTTTCCACCGATGAGAAGGAACAGAAGGAGAATCCACCATCCGTCACCGCCAAAGCCATTTCCGAATCCACCGTTGTTTCCGGTGTTTCCCATTGGCGCAACTGGCATGACCATGTTGCTTTCATTTCCGTCAGTTAAAGCCATAAATACCTCGCTTTCTACCTCTTAACTGTTTGAGGTCAGCATCATCTTGCCGAAGTCGGCAAAATGACGGTCTATAGTTCTTTATTTCCAAGCCTTTAAGGCTCAAAAATCACAATTTAAGCAGCTTCATGAGTCCCTGTGCCCTCTGAACCGCCGCATTATACTGAGCCTGTGAGACACGCCCACTGTTTAGGAGCTGTTGCACCTGCTGTTGCGGATTTCCCTTGATGGTCTTGCGGAAGTTCTCAAAGCTGTCCATAAAACTGTTCATCTGTGGATTAGACTGTCCGAGCTGTCTGTATAATTCATTCATACGCTTGTCACCTCCTTGATTTTCTCGGATATTTCACCCTTAAATCTTTCAAGCTCCTCATGCGTCACATAATCAACATTCTGAGGGGCTTGCAAGGCTTGTGAAGGCGTTTTGGATTGTTCTCTAATGGAATAGTCAAGAATTTTCATTGAGGGCATTCCTGAGGCATCTGAGGTCTTTAGATAGATGGTCTGAGTCTCGCTGTCCCACAAAGGTACTGTAGTATTAGGTGATATTAGATATGATTTCGCTCCTGCCTCTCCCTGCACCCAAATCATGCTGTTAATTGGTTGATTTATTGGTTGAGGCATCGGTTGAGGCATCGGCATTGGTTGAGGTTGCGGCTGTCCGCCATAGCGCGGAAAATAGCCGCCATAATCTTGATATGAATAAGCCATATATTATTTCTCCTGTTGAAAAAATATGTTATAATAAATGAGTAGCGGATAGGGTAGCTCCCGAAACCCGTAATGCCTAAACGGTTTCCGCTACACAAACAATTAGGCACTAACACGAAGGGCAGGTGTTATTTTTATGCAAGAAATTTGGAAAGACATTCTAGGTTATGAAGGCTTATATCAAGTAAGCAACATTGGAAACGTCAGAAGTTTTGTAAAATCAACAAAGCATCAAAATCAATCTCATTTACTAAAGCAATATGTAAACAATTCCGGTTATCTTTATGTGCAACTATATATTGATAAAGGCAAAAGAAAACATTTTTTAGTTCACAAATTAGTTGCTATGGCTTTTCTTGAAAATCCAAACAATTATCCATGTGTGAATCATAAAGATGAAAACAAGTTGAATAATTGTGTTGATAACCTTGAATATTGTACTTATCAATACAACAATGCTTATGGAACAGCCAAAATCAGAACATTCGTTTCCAAATCAAAACCGGTTCAACAATTAACTCTTGATGGTGTATGGTTAGCAACCTATCATTCTCCGGCAACAGCCGCCAAATTATTAAACGTTTCAAGAACAGCCATTATTGATTGTTGCAATGGTAAAAAGGAATTTTCTCTTGGCTATAAATGGCAATATGTTTAATAAGTCCAATAATATATCGGAATTTCATTTCCGCTATTCCAT